TGTAACGGATTCTGCCGATGCAGATACTTTGGATAAGAATGCGGATAGATTCTTCGATTTGGAATAGGTCATTGCGGTCAGTGTATCTTCTTTTTCCTCTTCATCCGGTTCTTCCTCTTTAGGAACAACAGACATTTTCTTCTCTGCAAACAGAATCCCGTCCACAAATCCCATCTCATGAGCCTTTTTTGCATTGAGCCATGTTTCATCGGACATCAGTTTTGCGATCTTATTTCTGCTGAGATGAGATTTGGTTTCGTAGGCGTTGATAATGCTCTCTTTGACTTCATCGAGCAAGATGATAGCTTTTTCCATATCTGCCTTGTTTCCCATAGCACAAGTGCTGGGGTCGTGGATCATCATTAGGGCAGTCGGTGCAATTAAAGTTTCATCGCCTGCCATTGCTACAACCGATGCGGCAGATGCAGCAATGCCGTCAATTTTCACGGTAACCTTGCCTTTATGATTTTTCAGCATGGAATAAATCTGACTTGCGGCGAACACATCGCCCCCTGGTGAGTTCAGCCAGACTGTCAGATTTCCGCTTACTTTTGAAAGTTCGTCACGGAAAAGGGCAGGTGTCACTTCATCGCCCCACCAGGTATCTTCAGAGATAGGACCGTTAAACAGAAGTTCCGTTTCTGATGTATCTTCATTTTGGATAAAGTTCCAGAATTTCTTCATTCGGTTTTTTCCTCCTTTTTTGGATTTGCAAATGCACCTGCATCAGCAAGTTTTGTAAAGCTGCCATTTACAAGATACAGATTACCTCCATCTTCATCAGAAAGCATATTCATATCTTCAAGTTCTCGGATGTCATTTGCCGACATCCAGCCGTTTTGTCTTGCGGTAGCATAGCCTTGCATACGGGAAGCATAATCACCACGCAGAAGTCCGTCCACATTGAACTTCACGAAATACTGCCCCTTTTCAGAATCAGAAAGAAGTGCTTTTTGTAAGGACTGCTCCCAGCGAACGATCCAAGGGTCAAGGCTGTATTTCACGAAATCAAGGGATAAATGCTCTACGTTACTGAATGTTGCGTGGTCAAGGTCACCGATCATATGAAGCGGCACTCTGTACATTCTTGCAATTTCCTCAATCTGAAATTTTCTGGTTTCCAGAAATTGTGCTTCATTATTCGGAATTGCAATGGGTGTGAACTTCATGCCCTCCTCTAAAACTGCGACCTTGTGAGCGTTTCTTCCGCCATAGGCTCTTTGCCAGGCATCACGCACACGTTCCGGATTTTTGATTACCCCAGGGTGTTCTAACACGCCACTTGGTGAAGCACCATTTCCGAAAAACGACGCACCGTATTCTTCACAGGCAATAGAAATGCCGATTGCATTTTTTGCAAGTGCAATCGGCGAATATCCAACCAGACCATCAAATCCTAAACCCGGAATGTGTAGGACTTCATCAGCATAAAGAACGATGTCACCTTGTTCTTTCAAATTCGGATTTGCCTCATCGTAACGGCTGTAAATGTATATCAGGCGGTTTTTTTCATCACGGTCAACCTTCATCTTGTCAGGCATCAAAGGATACAGTCCGATAACATCACCTCTGCCGTTTCGGATAATCTGTGCATAGGCATTGCCATAAATCAGCAGATGGGACATTAAGGTTTCTCGGAAAACAAAAGAAGTCATTTCAGGATTTGGCTGATCGTGGAGCAAAAAATAGAGCGGATGCTGCGGCACTCGCTCTTTTCCATTATCGTTGTATTTGTATAAGTGCAGCGGCAGTTGTGCGATAGCCTCCGACAGAACCCGCACGCAGGCATAAACCGCAATATGCTGCAGGGCTGTTCTGTCGGTGACTCTTTTTCCTGCATTGCTTCTGCCGAAAAAATATGTGTATGACGGGCTGTCATAACTGTTTGTGGGCTTGTCTCTGGACTTGAACAGTCCGCTGAAAATTCCCATGGAATCATGCTCCTTTCTATGTTTTGATATAAAAAAGCACCTCCGAAGAAGTGCTTTTAAATATCGTATAGACCTGCTTGAACTAGATCCGATGTAGAATCCACCATAATCTCAGTTGCTTTTCTTTCGATCAATTCCAACAGATTTCCTTTTTGATCAATTATCTGCTTTATTTCTTTACCACATATCGCAATAATCACTATTTTTTGTGATAAATAGTATTTAACAGCTTGAGCCTTAAATGTCTTAGGTGCGCTTTTTTTTGATACTATAATTCCAAATCTGATACATTCTCCATTACTAGACGCATTAGTGGTGGAAATAATACTATGTAATTTAGAAATATAAGAGCCAGAGGGAGTTGTATTTTCATTTTTACATTCGATATAAAACCTTGCACCAATATTTCGTAATATGCCATAATCTAAATACAATTTATTGCGAACAAAACAGTCTATTTGATTTGTTGAAGTTCGCATACCCGCTGCATTAAATGCAGTACAGAGATTAAATAACACCGCTGTTAAATGCTCTAGTGTATCGCCTTTTTCTTTTTTCCCACTGGCGTTCACTACACGTGAATATAAGTTACTTAAATCACTGTACTGATCATCAGTAGGATGAAAGAGATACTCATTAATTCCACCAGCTTGAAAAATCTGTGCCATTGAATTTTCTGGGGCAACAGATCTTGCTGATGTATCTGAATCATTCTGTTGCCCATCTATAAAAACACAATCGTCATCCACTAGTGAATAAATAACTTCAATGAATTCAGGTTGAATTTCAACCTCTTCTTCACAATTGTAACATTCGAATGACTCGTGAGGTATTTCTGCCAAAGTGGAAACTTTTTTTATTAGCATTTCGCAATTAGGACATCTAATTGAATACGCTACATCTAGTAAGCCATTCTCCTTGCATTTTGTCAAAGCTTTGATTACTAAATTGGCGGGTATGTTAGTAGCTTCTACTACCTTTGAAACCGTTATGCTAGTTTTTGCACTGCCAATTAGTGAGCTGAAGTATATTTCTATTTTTTCAATATCAGTTTCACTCAGCAGTTCCTTCAGTACCGATAAACGAGAACAATACATTTATAATATCCTCCTCCATAGTGTACTCTGTAAACTTTAGCGTGCAGCAGTCCTTTTTAATGATTATTTTTACTTTGAACCATTTAGAACAGTAAAGCGGATTAATTCGTTTGAATTTAAAAACCACTCCATCGCATGCTTGATTTTTCTGAAGCATTTTTTTGTTATCAAAGAAGATTGCCTTTGATTGTAATGGTTCTTCCATAGCAGCTGTCTGTTCAACCTTTGACTCTTCTTCGTCTGTAGCAGTTAGTTTTAGAGGATATGCGTCTCGCTCTTGTGTAAAGATTTTTTTATTAGAATAGCTGATTGAAAAATACTTTTCAATCATGTTTAAAATGCTAGAATTTACATCTTCTCTGTGCTTCGGCGTCAAGTTGCAAATATCACTCATAATACAATTTACTACATTCTCAATCTGTCCTGCTTTGGCAGTCATTAAATCTGCAATTTCTGTAGGAGTTTGTGTGTATTTCTCAAGCATAGAGTAAAGTAACTTTTTAAATTGCGGATTAGATGAAGCACTTGATAAAGTAGTTATATTAAGCCAACCACACACCATTTTTACTGATTCCTCAATTTGCTTTTCTACAGTTGTTGTATCTGCAGTTTCAAGCAAAAAATCTTTCATGTATTTGAAAAGACCAGATTTAGATTTAGCTCTCGTTACTATAAGTGCCTTATCAATATATACTTCTACAAATATTGGATATAAAATGGTAGAAGAAGTGTGTGATTTCTTATCAAATGTACAGAGTAGTTTACCAAGATATAATTTTACACTACGTCCTTGGGGACTAGAAGTGATAATTCTGTAACGAAATAATTTTAGTTCCTCTGTATATTGACCATTAAGATGGCGTTTTGTTTCCGGTAGCAATAGTGTTTCCAATTTTGCTTTCAGAAATTCGTCATTAAACAATAATTCTGTTATAGATTCGGAATTTATACACTTAACCTGGACATCTTTGATGCCTTCAACAACCACTTGATCTAGCCA